AAGTTGAAGCGAAAGCAGAAGCTCCGAAATCAGCTCCAAAGAAAACAGTTGAAACAATGACTAAGGAGACGCATTTTTCAAGCGAAGCACTTACAGAATTGAAAGCGGAAATTGAAGCTTTAAAAACTGAATTAGCATCTTTGAAAAAAGTTGAAGTTGAACTTTCAACAGAGGAAATCGAACCAAAGAAAATTGAGTTCAATCCTGAAAACAAAGTAGAGAAATCTAACTTTCAATACGGTTCTGGTAAAATGGAAACTATTGAAGACAGAATAAGAAGAAAATTATTTAATTAACAATTTAAAATTTAAAAGAAATGCCAACAACAACATCAATTACTACCACGTATGCTGGTAAATTTTTGCAACAATACATCGCTACAGCGTTATTGTCAGCACCAACTTTGGACAAACAATTGGTTACAATTAAACCAAACATTAAGTACAAAGAAGTTATTAAGAAAGTCGCTACTGGTGGTCTATTAAAAGACGCTTCATGTGATTTTACTGCTACTGGTTCGGTTACTTTGACTGAAAGAGTTTTGACTCCAAAAGAATTACAAGTTAACCAACAACTTTGTAAAAAAGATTTCCATTCAGATTGGATGAGCGAAGAAATGGGAATTTCAGCATTCGATACATTAGCACCAAGTTTTGCTGATTTTATCCTTGCTCGTTACGCTTCGCAAGTTGCTCAAGAAAATGAAATTTCTTTTTGGAGAGGTGTTACTGGAACTTCAGGTCAATATGACGGAATTTGTACACAAATTGCTGTAGATGCACTTTTACCAACAGCTCAAGAAGTTGCAGGAACGACTGTAACGTCTGCTAACGTACTTGTAGAGCTTCGTAAAATTGTTGCGGCTATTCCTGCAACTATTATCGCAAAAGAAGATATGTTTATCTATTTGCCAGTTAACATGTACTATGCTTATATCGCCGCTTTGGGTGGATTCGGTGCAAGTGGATTAGGTGCTAACGGTGTTGGTTCTAACGGTACAATGTGGTATTCAAACCAAGCTTTGTCTATTGACGGTGTTAAAATCGTATTGGCAGAGGGATTAGCTTCTAACGTTGCTATTGCAGGTCAAAAATCTAACTTGTATTTCGGTACTGGATTGGTTTCTGATATGAATACTGTAAAATTGATTGATACTTCTGAAACATTAGGAGATGAGAATGTAAGAATTGTTATGAGAATGACTGGTTGTGCTAACTATGGTTATGCAGAAGAGTTGGTAACATACGGTATTACAAATTCAGCTAACTAGAATTAAATAACTGAATAAAAGGGTGGGTAAAATAACTCACCCTTTTTTATTTAAAATAACTTTTAAAAAATAGAAATTATGCCATGTGATTTAACATTAGGACGTTTAGAGCCTTGTAAAGATAATGTAGGTGGATTGGATGCCATTTACTTTGTAAACTTCGGTCAAGCAACGATGGATAATATTACCATTGATGCAAATGACATTATTACAGCAGTAACTGGTGTTACAAACTTGTATAAATTTGAATTGAAAGGAACAAATACTTTCGATCAAGTTGTAAATTCAAGTCGTGATGCTGGAACTAGTTTTGTTGAGCAAACTTTATCAGTTATGCTTAAAAACCAAGATTCAACTACACACAAACAAGTTAAGATGTTAGCTTATGGTAGACCTCAAATTGTGGTTAAAACTAGAACTAACAAATTTTTCTTTGCTGGTATGGAGTACGGAACAGAGTTAACAACTGCAAACGTTGCTAGTGGTACTGCAATGGCAGACATGCAAGGTTATACTTTGACTTTTGTAGGAAGCGAAAAGAATTTATCTAACTTCATTGATTGTGCAACTGAAGCTGAATTAGCTGTTGTTTTTGACGATGCAACTATCATTACTGATTAGTAAATCCTACTTTAATATTGAAGCGTATCTTATGGGTACGCTTTTTTTTTGAAACAAAATTAAGTTTTGCAAGTCTATTAGATATGATAGTTTTACAAGAATCATTATTTAATCAAACATTTTCTTGCACACCAAGACAAAGCGTTTTTGATACGATTAGAGTATTTAGCGAAGCTGAAAATACAAGCGTGGATATTACAAATTTCACTTCGGTAGGGGTTGGATATTATTACGATGTTACAGCAATTTTTGATTTAAGGGAAAATTTTACTTACACTATCAAATTGCTCAATGAGGGCGAAGTAGTTTTTTTTGACAAAATGTTTTGCACGAATCAAACGATTTCAGATTTTAGCGTAAATAATAACGAATACATACAAAGAGAATCATCAAATAATTTCATAGTTATATGAGTGAATTAAATTCAAATATTAAAGTAATTGAACTTGCAAGTTACGAAGCTCCAAAGATTACAGAGGATAAAAAAAATGATTGGGTAACTTTTGGAGAAAGTAATTCGTATTTTCAATTTCTAATTGATAGGTATAAAAATAGTACAACAAATAACGCTGTAATTAATAATATTACTAGATTGATTTACGGACGTGGTTTGAGTGCCTTAGATGCTTCGAGAAAGCCAAATGAATACGCTCAAATGATGAGTATATTCAATGCAAGTGAAATAAAAAAGATTGTTACTGATTTAAAGATTTTCGGACAATGTGCTATTCAGGTTTCTAAAAGTAAAGGGAAAGTTTTAAAAGCTTTTCATATTCCAGTACAATTATTAGCACCTCAAAAATGCGACAAAGACGGTAAAATAAATAATTACTTTTATTCAGATAATTGGGAAGATGTTAAAAATTTCCCGCCTAAATTAATTCCAGCGTTTGGAACTTCAAAAGAAGAAATTGAAATACTTTATATCAAACCGTATGCGGTTGGAATGAAATATTTTAGTTATTGCGATTATCAGGGTTGTATTCCATACGCAAAATTAGAAGAAGAAATTAGCGACTATTTGATTAATGAAGTACAAAACGGATTTAGCGGAACGAAAGTAATTAATATAAATAGTGGATCATATACTGAAGAGCAACAAGACGATTATTCAAGACAAATTTTGAGTAAAGTTACTGGATCAAAAGGTAAAAAAGTTATTGTTTCTTTTGTTAGGAATCAGGAACAAAAAACTACCATTGATGATGTTCCTTTAAACGATGCACCACAACATTATCAGTATTTAAGTGATGAATGCAGAAACAAAATAATGGTAGGACATAACGTTACAAGTCCATTAATTTTTGGGATTACTTCAGCTAACGGATTTTCAAGCAATGCAGATGAATTAAAAAATAGCGTTGTACTTTTCGACAATATGGTTATTAGACCAATTCAGGATTTATTGATTGAAGCTTTTGATCAGATTTTAGCGGTTAATCAAATTTCTTTGAAACTTTATTTTAGAACATTGCAACCTTTGGAGTTTACAGATTTGGAAAACGCACAAAGTGCCGAACAAGTTGCTGAAGAAACTGGAACGGAATTAAGCAAAGTAAATACGGAACTTGAAGAAATTATAAACCAAGCGGAAGAATTACAAGAGGGGTGGCAAATAGTTGATGAAAGAGATGTTGATATTGACTTAGAAGAAGAATTAAACTTGCAACTTATAAACGCTGAATTAAAACTAAGCGACAAAGGAACGTTTTTAAGCAAGTTAGTTAACCTAGTTAGTACTGGAAGCCCTAAACCAAATTTAAAGAGCGTACAAGATAAAAAAGTAGGTGATTTAAAGTATTTCAAAGTTAGATATAGATACAACGGAAATAAAAAACCTGATAGGGATTTTTGTAAAGCAATGATGTCAGCTTCAACTAGACTTTTTAGAAAAGAAGATATTGATGTAATGAGTTCAAAAGCAGTTAATCCTGGTTTTGGAGAAAACGGAGCGAATACTTACGATATTTTTAGATTCAAAGGCGGTGCAAGATGCCACCATAAATGGTCCAGAGTTACAATGATGCTTGACCTAACAAAAATGGAAAAAGGTTACCAAGACATAGGAACTAGAAGCGCAGAGATAAAAGGATACAAAATAACAAATCCTTATGAAGTTTCTATTTATCCTAACAATTTACCTTTAAAAGGTTTTAGCCCAAAGAATAAAAATTTACCTAGCGACGTAAAATAATGGCAAAGATATTACTTATAGAACACACCGACATAGTTAAGTTTACAGCGATGAACGGAAACGTTGATACTGATAAATTTATTCAATACGCTTTGTATGCTCAAGATACGCACATTGAGACGTATTTAGGCACTCAATTATTAAAAAGAATACAAGAATTAATTGAAACCGGAGATATTGATGAGATTGAATTCGAAACATATAAAAATTTACTTAGTGACTATATTAAACCGATGCTTATACATTGGGCATTTGCTGAATATTTACCTTTCAGCGCTTATACCATAGCTAACAAAGGGGTTTATAAACATACAAGTGAAAACGCTCAAAATGCTGAAAAAAATGAAATTGATTATTTGGCAAGTAAAGCAACTTCAATGGCTCAACATTATACTGATAGGTTTATTTCACACATGAATTTTTATAGTAATTTGTTTCCTGAATACGATACAAATTCAAACGGAGATGTTTATCCAAATTCAAACTCAAACTATTTAGGATGGATTCTGTAAAAAAACCAAAACAGTACAAGCCAAAAGCTGAAAATGTTAAAAAGCTGATTATTTACTTGAATAAGCAAAAGAAAAATGACTGAGTTTTACGATATAACAACGGATTTAAAAAACGCTTTAATTGCTTCGCCTTTTGTGAATACAGTTACAACGGGTGGACTTGAAGATGTGGATTTAAATAAAAAAACTATTTTTCCACTTTCGCATATTATAGTAAATTCAGCAGTTCCAAGATCTCAAACAGTTTCTTTTAATATTTCCATTATAGCAATGGATATTGTAGATGAAAGCAAAGATTCAACAACGAATATCTTTGTGGGAAATGACAATGAGCAGGACGTTTTAAACACTCAATTTCAAGTACTGAATAGATTATACCAACAAATGTTTCATGGGCAATTATTCAGCGATTTAATTCAAATAATTGGTGATCCTACATGCGAACCGTTTACTGATAGATTTGAGAATAAGTTAGCAGGTTGGACCATGACATTTGATGTGGAAATTCCAAACGAAATGACTATTTGTGGTGGTTCTATTTCACCAAGTTGCGAAGATGCTATTTACCAAAATTCAGAGGGGACTTTTATTGAGTCAATACCAAGTGGTAGTACTTTTACCAGTGAGGATATTGCTGTAAACTTATTTGATTCAAGTGGAAATTTATTAATTGATTCAGTTAGCACTACAAATATTGATATAAATATAACAGCACCCGATGCACATTTGATAATTAAAAAGTCAGGAGGAACTGATATTACAGAAATTGATTTACTTTCAGGCAGTGATACAGTTCAAACTATTTCAGATTCTGTAATTACTTTAAAAGATAGTGCAAACGCAACGATTAGTACAACAAACGTACAAGCAACAGACACTGCAAATATTAATGCACCTGACGGAGTTGTAACAATTAAAAAATCAAACGGAGCGACAATACAAACACAATCTGTAAAGTCAAACGGTACTGCAAATAGTACAGTTTCAGATAGTGTAATTACGTTAAAAGATTCAAGTGGTACTACAATAAGCACTACAAATGTAAAGGCGACAGATGCACAAAATATAACCGCTCCAGATGCAACAATTAAGATAAATAATAGAACTTTTGGAACTGCAAAATCTAACGAAACAAAGAATTTTAGTTTAACAACTGCTAAATTAATGGCAACAGGTCAAACTACTTCTTATGCAACTGGAGACGATGGAAATTTACAACAAGGTAGAAGTTTTACGACTTTACTAGAAAATAATCCATTTGGAAATACAAATAGATTTACTGCATTAAACGGAACGCAAACATACTTAAACGACATTGTATTAGATTGGTCAACGTGGGACGGTCAAACAGTGCTTGGTTGGTATAGAATACCATTAGGTACTGCTATAACTTGGGCAAATGCTTTAAGTGGGGCAAATGCTTTTAATATTATTGGTTATTCAGGTTGGCGTTTGCCAAATGTAAATGAGTTAATGAGTATAGGTATATTTTCACAAATTGACATGTACAATTATGCACCTTTTAATATTTTAAATAAATTAATTTGGACTTCAACAACAGCATTAGGAAACACTTTAAATGCTTATCGTACACCATCTACTGGCTTTATGACAAATGGACCAAAATCAGCAACAAATTCTGCTCAATGTTATATACCTTGTAGAAACTTTACAAATGCAGAATTAGGAATTTAAAAATAGAAATTATGAAATATAAATTTGACCAATTTAACTCGGAAATCGAAAATCCAACAATTAAAATCGACACTACTTCGTTAAAGCTAAACGCGGTAAGATTAAAACTTTCCATTGACGTGGCGTTAATTGTTGACAATGCAACTATGGTGGTAAATTTAGATGAAATACCGTTTACTTTTCCATTTGATATTGATACTTTGGAAACAAAAGTTACACAAAGGCTAACCGACTATGAAATAAATTCTTAGATTTGTTGCGATGACAGAAATAATAAAAATATTCAAGAATTACGGCAGTTTGGGGGTGCTTACTGTTTGGCTGTTAATTACAAATAATCGAGTTGATAAATTGGAAATGAAATTAGAAGCTTGTAACGAGTCTAAAATAGATATTTTAAGAAACAAAGTTAGTCAGCACAAAGAAAGTAAGATGCCTTTATTAGCAATTATTACGCAACAAATATCAATCAAAAATAATGAAGATGAAGAATGTTAAAGACATGGATTTATTAGATCGCTTAGAAGCCCCAACTCCAAAAAGAAACAAAAGAATAGGGCGTATTTTTACCGCTATTGGTGTAATTTGCGGAACTATCTTAACTGCGGGAGTTGTTACCGCTCCTTTAGGTATTACAATCTTAACAATAGCTACTGCAGTGAGCGGTGGGGTTGCAGTTTTCAATGGTCAAAAAGTCGAAGAGTAAAACTTTTCATGTACATTAATACAAAAATCAAAATTATGGTTGAGAAAATTGGTAAGAATGTACACAAAATAAGTTTATCTGGAGAGTACAACGAAGTAGCTTTACTTTCAGATTTACACTGGGACAATCCAAAATGCGATAGGGTACTATTAAAAAAGCATTTAGATCATTGTTTAAAAAATAATATTCCTGTAGTTATTACAGGCGATCTTTTTTGCCTTATGCAAGGACGAGGAGATAATCGAAGAAACAAATCCGACATTTTACCAGAACACAATAATTTTAAATATTTAGATTCTATTGTTGAAACGGCTGTTGAGTGGTTTACACCGTATGTAAGCGTTTTAAAAGTTATCAGCTATGGTAACCATGAAACGAGTGTAATTAAATGGCAGGAAACGGATATTTTGCAACGCTTTGTTGACTTGTTAAACATGACTACTGGAGCTAACGTTCAAGTTGGTGGTTACGGTGGGTGGATTGTTTATGAAATTACAAATAGAAGAAACTCAAAAGTAAGTTTTAAACATAAATATTTTCACGGCTCAGGTGGTGGTGGTATTGTTACAAAGGGTGCAATCAATTTAACGAGGGCTTTGGAAACTTACGAGGGTTTTGATTTGTTCAGCATGGGACATATTCACGAAAATAGCTGCAGGAATGATAGCAGAGAAATCTTACACATGAATACTACTGTTACTGAAATTCGATTAAAACAAATACACCATTGCATAACTGGCACTTATAAAGAAGAATACGGCGATGGTTCTAAAGGTTGGCATGTTGAACGTGGCGCACCCCCCAAACCTTTGGGCGGACGTCTTTTAATGCTAAGCGTTAAACGTATAAATGATAAGACGCATAAAATTTTAGATTCAAAAGGTTTTCCAATTTAGACTAATATATTAGTCAAAAAGGGTTTATTTGAGTAAATTAGCTAATATATTAATCAAAAAAAATGGCAAAAATAATTTTAGAATTCGATTCATGTGAGGAGCAAGACGACGCTAGGACGGCACTTGATGGCTATAAGTGGAAATTAGCCGTTTGGGACATTGACCAAAAGTTGCGTGGCGTTGTAAAATATGAATCAAGTATTTTAGAGTATAATGATAAAGCATCAAATGCAGAAATTGAAGTAGCTGATGCGGTACGTTTAGAAATTAGGGAAATTTTAAATAGTTACGGTTTAAATTTAGATTAAATGAGCAACGTAAAACAAGTAGCTGAAAGCTATATAGGACAAAAAGAAATAAACGGTAATCAAGGATTTATCGATAAAGATTTTGAAAAAAAAATGCGTGCTTGTGGATTTTATACGGGTGCTCCCTGGTGTGCTTTTTTTGCTAAGTTAGTTTGGAAAGAAAGCGGAACGGAAAGGTTTAAATTAATCGCGGGTTCGGCACTTCAAACAATGCGCAATTTTGTGAAAGCTGAAAAATTAGAGTTAACTGCAAAACCAAACGTTGGAGCAATAGCTATTTATCGAACAATGAAAAACGGTAAAGCACAAACAACTGGACACGTTGCTGTTGTTGTTGGTTTTAACGATTCAGAATTTACAACTATTGAGGGAAATACAAACGCAAGCGGTGGACGTGAGGGTGTTGAAGTAGCATTAAAAAAACGTAGTTATAAATTTTATAATCCAGACGGTTTGCAATTAATGGGATTTATTAACTATTAATTCTTATCTTTGCTTAAGTTTTTTCATAAATACTAAGTTTTTAGTTTTCGTTTAGGTACATTAAAGCACTTCGAGAGGGGTGCTTTTTTAGTTTTTACCGTTCATCATTGATATTTACCGTTCATAACAATTATAGTATTTAATCAAAATTGAGTTTGTAGATTTGTACTATAGTTAGCCAAAACTATTAAAAAAATGGAGTTTTGGCACAGTTTAAATTTATTTAAAAACAAAAAATTATGAACGAAAAGAAAATTTATTTAGCAATTTGGGTGTTACACGCAGTAGTATTAATCACTTTATGTTTTATTTAGTATGGACGATTTCCCAATATTAAAAATGAAAGACACGCTGAAGGAAATTGAGCGCCGTTTAAGCGAAAAAATCGAAGCGGACAATCCACGCTTTGAAGATGAAATTCAGGAAGACGAATTAAAAGTAAAGCAGTTGAAGAGGTCAATCGCTATTTTAGAATCAAATAAATATTAAAAAATAGTATTTTATTAAAAGTAATTTACTATATTTGCACAAACGAAAATTAATTAATTATGGAAAACAAGAAAGATCACTTTAGAAAAGTGTACAAAAGCGATCATTTAGGCGTTGCGGATTTAGAAGATTTTAGAGAAAATAATATTTCTTTGATTTTCACAATCAAACAAGTTAAGCAAGAATTTAATGTTTCTGTTGCTGGTAAAAAAGGCGATTTTAATATTGCTTATTTTAATGAAAGCATTAAACCTTTAGTTTTAAATGCTACAAACTCAAAAATATTAAAGGGGTTTTCAGTTGGTAAAAGTCCATACGTTCAAGACTGGGTAAACATTCCTGTTGAATTGTACATTGATTATTCAGTTAAGATGAAAGGCGATATAGTTGGGGGTGTACGAATTTCTCCAGTGCAGCCTAAAATTCAAGTAAAAGAAAAACCATTTTTTACTGAAGCTAATTTTGAAAAGGCAAAAATCGCAAATGCAACAATCGATAAAATCAAAGAGGTTTATCAAATAACAAATGAAGTTGAACAAAAATTTATTGAGTATGTCAAAGGAAATTGAACAAAGAACAGACGAATGGTTTAATCAAAGATTGGGACGTTTTACAGCGTCCCGAATTGACGAACTGATGGGCGTTAAAGGGTTAGGATTAACTGGCGAAGATTACGCATTTCAGAATGCTTGTGAGGTTGTATTCGGACGTAATGAAGAGGAAAGTTTTACTTCATTTGACATGCAACGAGGAATCCAATTAGAGCCGTTAGCACTGGCAAAGTTTAATGAAGTAAATCAATTTAATTTTATCAAAGCTGAAGTTGCTAGTTTTTTCCCATTTGGGGAACATGCTGGGGCAAGTCCAGACGGTTTAATTGGTAGTGATGCGATTTTAGAAATCAAATGCCCACGCCCAAATAAATTTTTTAAGATCGTAGAAAAAGGAATTTCCGCAATAGATAGATTATACATTAATCAAATGCAAATGCAAATGCTTTGCACAAATTCGCAAAGATGCCATTTCTTTAATTATATTATCTATAATGGTGTTGAGATGTGGCACGAACTAATAATCGAGCGTGACGAGGCTATAATCGATAAAATAAAAGAACGTATTGATATTGCAGTTGAATTGAAACTACAATTTATCGAATCATTAAAAACTAACATTCAATTTGAATTAAATTAAAATAAAGTAAATATGAGTGCAATAATCCAAATGTCGATTGATGTAACAAAGATTGACAAATCAAAACTTAAAGACGGAAAATACTTGAATGTAAGTATTTCAGTAAACAACGAAACGAAATTCGATAATAACGTTTCAATGTGCTACAATCAAAGCAAAGAGGAGCGTGAATCAGGCGCTAAAAAAACCTACTTTGCAAACGGTAGAGTAATTTGGACGGACGGAGTTATTAAAGTGGCTGAAAAAGCTATTCAGAATGATTTGCCAAGTGGTAATGCAGTTGCTGAAACCGACTTGCCATTTTAAATTAAACAAGGGGGTGCGCATCTTTAACGCATATTAAAATAAAAGTTATGAAATTAGTATTTTCACAACACTATTCAAATGAATCTTTAGTTCTTAAATTAAAAGCTGAAAAAGATGAATGTTTAGAAATGATTGAAGAATTAATCAGTTCATCAAATAATAATCAAGGTTTTGTTTATGTTACCTTTTTAAAGTTTGAAGGCGAAGAAAACGAACAAAGCACAATACTTACAAGTGAAGTAGAAGAATTCATTATTGAATTTATTGAAACTCGTTTAAATTGTTCTAATTGGAAATAAATAATATTAAGTATTTTTGATTTAAAATAATTTAAAAAAGCTGAGTAATGTTGTAGAGGAT